ACACACTTCTTCTATTATGGCAGGTAATCTTTCGGAAGAAAAACTATATTATCAGGATTATAATAACGTCATTTTGTTGGATCCGAATAAGGTCTTCAATGCCGATGGAAAACCTGTGGATAGATTGGTACAACACGAAAACCTTATTTCTTATGCAAATTTGACTTGTAATGTTATTCCAAGAACAAAACTTGCGGTTGGAGAAAACTTCAATACAGAAATTAGACAAGTACAGTTGGCTAAGATTAATTTCTTGAGACCATCTGACAAACAATTTCTGGATACAACTTGGACTGATGAATTGCTCGGAGATTACGGAAATATTGGAAATACCAATAAGTTAAATCAAACCTCAGAAGAACAAAGAAAGAACCTTACCAACACCAACTATGACACCCAATTGTTGGGTATTACTTCCATATCAATCAGAAATAATAAGATATTCATCCCTGAAGTAACGATTGAATTGGAAGATATTCAAGGTAGGGCTTTGTTTGAAAAAGGGGAAAAATCACCCTACGCCGCTTTCTTCCAATTACCATATCCCTTGTTTGAATTAACCGTCAAAGGGTTTTATGGTAAAGCAGTAAAATATGAATTAAACTTAGTTTCATTCAATGCGAGGTTCAATCCCGGTAATGGAAATTATCAGATATCAATAAAGTTGGTTGGAAGAACACCGGCATTGTTTTCAGATATTGATCTGACGTATATGTATGCTCTTCCGTATATGTACCCTGCCACTTTTTATACCGATACGACAACAAACAATCAAACTACGGGAGATGTTGCTCAAGATTTACAAACACAAACAACACAAGGAACCACAAGAGGATATCAAAAATTAAAAGAGGTTTATTCTGTTTATAAATCCAAAGGTTTAATTCCACAGGATTTTCCTGTGATGAATTTGGATCAATTAAGAATAAAGTTGGATTTATTGATTAATCAACAACTTTCTTCTTTCGGAGAAGAAAACTTTTCTTTACTAAGTGATATTGCTAGATATGAAGATGATTTACAGTTATTTTATAACAATATTTTCGGAGGGTCATCTTCAGCTTGGTTCAATAAGTGGACTACACCCACAAACTATTTCATTTCCAAAACCGACGCAACAACAAGATATTACCCAATAGATTCAAGTGGAACAACATTGACATCAATCAAGGGTGAACTTCAAACTTTGATTGACAACTACACGGCCAAATTGTTAGAGAATCCAACACTTGGAAAAGATGGAAAATATTCAGTTGGTAAGGTAAAAGACAAATCGTCCTCAATTGATATCAATATATCGGTTGATGATATTGTATTGAAAGATGATGTAAATTTTGATTTTGAAGCTAAATATAGATCCGAAAATAATAATAGAACACCATCACCCGCCGAACTTCAAAAATTCATTCAAACATTTATTTCATCGAAATTAGATGCTACATATATAGATCCAACCAAAGCGCAAGTTGTTAACAATTATGGTTTAGTTCTTAAGGGGCCAAACACAGGATTTGAACAAAAAATTGCACAAATCAGGAAACAACTCAAAGAAAAAACCGAAGAAATTGAAAAAGCGTTAACCGAATCATTATTAGAAAAAATAGTTGATCCAAATTATGGACTTGGTTTTAATCCAACAATTAGAAACGTAATGGCGGTTATTGTTGCTCAGGTTGATGCATTTTTAAGATTAATGGATGAGGTTCATAGTAAAGCTTGGGATAAAAGACAAGATCCTTTGAGAATAAGTGCTATTCTTGGTGGAATAAATACCGATAGCACCATTCCAATACCATCCGAAGATCAGATTGTTTATCCGTGGCCATCATATACCGAAGTGAAAGATGCGGAAAACAAAATAGTCGTGAAATATCCCGGTGACTCTACTGCATTCCAAAAAACAGGGGCTTATAACTTTGAGGTTTGGCCCGAAGTTGAATTTGTTGAACAATTTATTTCGGGTCTGATTCCATACAATGAACAAGTTCTTAAGAATCCTGTTCAAAATGTTGAACAAACTCCACCCTACCTTTCATCAAACGCTTTGGAGTTCCCATTCACAAACATACCCTACCTTAATTTGACTGATGTTTCGGTGATATATGAACTATTTGAAAGAACATTAGCGAGTTCATATTATATTGGATTGATGAAGGGGGGTAAAGATCCAAAACAGTTGTATAAAGTGTTGGGTGATTTTGAAAAATACAATCTTTTACAACAAATTAGTGAATCTATTTCTTTACTTGAACTATTCAAAAAAACACCCCTCACTGCTCAGAATTATGAAGAGGTATTGAGAAGCTCCTCTAACGATGCGACGGGTTTATATTGGAATCAATACATAAGAGACATTTATACGACACCATATATACGAGAACAACTCAAAACAAGTTCAGAAATTCTTAGTATTAAGTCGTTAGAAAATAATTCACCAACCATCAACGGAGAACAAGAAACGACCAAAACTCTCCAAGAGTATATTGTAAGTAACGACTCAACAATTAAGGATCTTCTTAACACATATCCTTTTGATAATACTGAATGGAGAAAAAATAATTTGGCAGGATTTCAAGGTGATAGTGAAAGTGGATTCTATGACACTACCAAAGTATTAAATTTCTTCTCAGACAAAAAAGTTATAACAAACTTTACGGATGTTAAATCAACAACCGATAGAAGACCATTTAATTACTTTAATTGGCAAGAAAATTCGATATTGCAAAATACCGCAAATGGTGACGACCTTTCGAATATCACCACAGGTGCGAATTTAAAACAATTCTTTGATGAGAGAGTTGATAATACCAAAAAAGTTGTCTTGGAAGGATCGGTTTATTATTCTAACTACACAAACAACGTTACAGCGACACAAACTACTTCTATTCTAAACACACCATACTTTGTTAATTCATTTACTCAAGGTGTTCAGAATTTCAAACAAAATGAAAGTCACCCGTTCAAAGCCGCTGCTTATCTCTTTTTAAATTCACTACCTTTAGCCACAACACTTGAGAGATATATTACCAAAAAAGAAAACTCAAACGAGTTTTTAAATTATATCGCATCCACGATGACCAAGTTTTCAGGTATTCATAAATTACCGTTTGCTTGGGTATTAAAATATGGAAGTATTTGGAATAGATACAAAACTTATATTGAAACGGGAGTTGATTACTTGGATGAATGTTGGAAAGACATAGATTATGCTGGTTTATATGACCCTATTGGTAGTGCAACCACAAAGACATATAGTTCATCTACAGTGACTTACACGATGGTAAACCAACAACCCACCATCAACAACTTCCAAGTTGGTTTTTATCCAAAATTGGTAAACGACCTGACTTATCTTTATGTTGGAAAAAATGTTTTTAGTGGTTATACTGACTCTGAATTTCAAAATGCATTAAATCAGGGGTTAAACATCAAAGAAAACACCACATCAAGATTTTTCCAAGTAGGAGAGGGTGTCCAAAATCAATTTATTTCGTCGGGATATTATTCATATTTTGATCTTGGATCATTAGTGGATCTATCAGGGACGGGTGTTAACGATTGGATATTATTTCCAAGTATTGGAGGACTGAGATTTAATCAAACCTCACTTGAATATTTCAAAGATGGGGTGTTCAATACAAACTTAATCAACAACAAATCCTATTATAACGGAACGGCGAGGATGAGTTGGAATTCACCAAACTTTGGGTATTTCAATACATCTACTATTAGAAAACCAACACCGAGTGAATATATGAAGGTTATCTTCTCAGGTGAGAATAAAGTTCAAGAGTCATTCACTTTGGCAGCAAGATATTCATCCATTGAGGAAATATTTGGTGTTTTTGATAAGGCAACTTTGGATTTATTTGAACAGATGTTTTTGAAATTCTGTGAACATCCAAAAGATTATGACAACGCACAACTTGGGTCAGGTAATTTTAAGAACATTCTAACTGACAACCTACTTTCAGAAACGGAAAACTTCAAATTTAAAAACTTTGTTGGTGTACTGAAAGAATTTTTCAGAGTAAATCCATCTGATGTTTCTTCGGATCCGACTAAATTATCTTACGAATTATCCTCTTTCCAGGAAAAAAGGATTTTGAATCATATAACCGCATTCATGAACTTGGATGTTGTATTGAAAATCGGAAATTGTGGAAATTATGATAGAAAATTATTTGATAGTTTATCAGGAAATCAAACACTTATACCTACCGATCCCGATACTTTTGAAAAATATGAATTAAATACATTGCCGACTGGTGGTGGAACAATTACTCTTTTACAATCAAAGTCATTAAATCCTGATGCGTGGATTACTTTGGAAGAACACGTTGGATTCTCAAAAATACCGGGTCTCACATATACTGATAGTGGTTCATATATCACCGATTTCTTTCCCACGATGGATATTGCATTCACATCTGGTAATGTACAACTGTTAAGTAAGGTGATTAAGATTTTTGCAAATGAAAAACTCAAAAATCCTTCATTAACAAAAACACAATTTCAAATAATACTTACGGACTATATTAATTCACTAAATGAAAATCATACAAATGTTTTAAACTATACACTCCAACAAGTCAAAAACCAAATACCAACGGTAATACAAAAACCGGTGGACTTTACCTCAAGAATTGATGGTGATGTTGTTAAAAATGACCTTTGGAGATTATTTAAAACATTGGACGAAAAATGGATTGCTGGTGGAAACTTTAAAGAAAAAACAATATTTGAAGAATTCTTATTTTTTGATAGAAGAAATCGGGACATTGGTCAAAAATTCATAGTTGATGTTTACTCAATAAGAAAATATCTTTCTGATAAAAGAGAAAAAACTTCTTTAATTAATTTTATAAGTGGTATATTTCAAGACAACAGATTTAATTTCTTTGCGTTACCTTCGTATGTTAATTTCTATGGAATTCAAGAACCTGGATTGAATACAGGTCCAACCATTGGTAGTGATGATATTGGATCTTTAGCTTTTGGAACCTTCTTGGAGGTTGACTACCAAGATTCAAAACCAAAATATCTTTGTCAGTTTGTTGGAAAACTTAGTGAACACTTACAAGTTGGTGAAAATTATTATTTTGGATCGGATGGTTTGAATTTGGAGAATCCAACCGAGAATACTTTGATAGATACAAATCAGGATCAAAATGCGGATTTGGGATTGAGTAATAAGGTTGTTGCTTTTGCAGTTGACTTCGGAATACAAAACCAAAATATATTCACGTCAATGGCTTTGGATCAGGCACAACATAAAGTGACCGCCGAATCTTTGGATATTATGATGGCGTTAGCGAATCAATACAATTCGAACTCAGCGATGCCACAACCTCAAGGTTTATATGATCTTTATAAGAGTAGAAGTTATTCCTGTGAGGTTGGATGTATGGGATCTATGTTAATTCAACCAACGATGTATTTCCAATTGAGGAATGTTCCAATGTTTTCAGGGGCATACCTTATTTTGGGAGTGGAACACGACATAAGAACAGGTGGTGAATTTACAACCAAATTCAAAGGAACAAAGATTTCAAAATATGAAGACGAAACACCGGAACAGTTAGTTACTGCGGTGAATAGGAATTATTTAAACAAAATTAAAGATAGAATCAAAAAATACAAAACCGAAGAAAATTTCATCTTGGCTACTCAAGTGGATGACCAAGCGGCTACTTCATCACCCACTGGTCCGGCGTCAGATAGTCAAACTTGTGAACGAAAAATAGATGCGGTATTCAATCAAGTTCCGAGAAAAGATGCATCGGCAACGCCTGTTACTAATAACATATCAGATGAAAGTTTATTCAATATTGTATCTCAGGTATCTTCTAACAAGAGAGTTGGTATAAACGCTTTTGTATTCCCACATCTTCTATACAATTACGAAAATTCACCTGTTTATGTTCAAAATAATTTATATAATTTTATTTTAGAAAGTGCAAACAATAGAAAACTATTGGGTACAGACGGAGTTTATTCAACTACTAACAGTTACATTGATGGGTGTTTGTGTTATCAATTAGCGGATAAAAATGTTGTTCCGTTGGCGACATTTGCGTCCCCTCTAAAATGTGTTCAAGCATTTGTAAGTATAAATGAAAAATGGATTGATGCTCTTATGAAAAATCCAACCGTTTCAGGGGTAACATATAATATTGAACCAAGAAGTAACATGACAGATACTGATAAAGAACAATTGTTCGATACTATTAAAAATTGTTGGACAAAATATAAACAAACTATAGGTGGTTCAGTTCTCGCCACAGATGATGCAAAAATTCGTAGTAATATAAATCTTTACCTTTCTTTACTATAGTGATATTTATAAATAAAAAATGACCACAAAAGAAACATTAGATAGATTCTTGGGGAAAAATACAAGAATTACGGAAAGGTCTATCGGACCCAACCAAAAAGAAGTTTGTGATTTAGACACGAATGAGTGCTACATAATTTCAACAAGTGATGGACTTATTGAAAGAGTGGACAATAACCGAATTACCAACCGTAATGTTCAAGTAAGGACAAGCGGAGGAATAAAGCAACTTTTAAACGATTAAAAAAATGTCAGCAGAAAAAAGAATTTTAGAAGAAATCAAAAGATATCGTCAAATCAACAAATATATAGTAGAGCAAGAATTAGGTACTGAAGAACCAGCGGTTGATACTGGTGCGGAGGCAACAACTGTAGGTGATGTTGGTGCCGAGGCAACCCCTATTGACACGGCAACAGATCCTGATGTTGAAAAAGTCGGTGAACCCGAAACTGCAACAACAACCGAAACAACAGATGGAGGTGTTGAAGAATTAGATATTACAGATTTAGTAACAAAACAAGATGATATCTTATCCAAGCAAAGTGAAATGAATGATCAAATTCTTTCACAACTCAACAACTTACAAGATAAACTATCGGAAATGGATAAAATTTTACAAAAAGTAGATAGTTTAGAAATTAAATTTGAAAAATACAGACAAAAAACACCTGAAGAAAAATTACAATTAAGATCATTGGATTCTTATCCATATAGTCAAAAACTTACCGACTTTTTTGATGTAAAACAGGATGAGATGGAGGCTTCAGGTAAGAACGAGTATGTTTTGACAGATGATGAAGTAACCAATTATGATGCAAGTACAATCAAAGGATCTTTTAATACTTATGACGAGAGTTTACCTTTGAACAGATATTGATTTAAGACAATTTTATAACTATTATTAAGGGGTCAGCGGTAAAATCCAAGACCCCTTTTTTTATTTGACAATACGAAACTTTGAATCTAATTTTTATCAAACCTTTTAATTAACACATTATGGCAACATCTTTAGACGCAGTACTGGCTCAGTACGAAAAAAACACCAAACCAACCGGTAATGGTAACTCAATGGATCGTGAAGATCGATTGAAGAAGTATTTCACAACTATCCTTTTGCAAGGAGAAACCTCAGGCCGTAAACGAATTCGTATTCTACCAACACCTGACAATTCTTCACCATTTAAGGAAGTTTGGTTCCACGAAGTACAGGTAAACAAACAATGGCTCAAACTATATGATCCAGGAAAGAATGACAACGAACCATCACCGTTGAATGACCTATATGACGAACTTATGTCTACGGGTAAAGCTCAAGACAAAGAACTCGCAAGTCAATATCGGTCTCGTAAATTCTACATCGTAAAGGTAATTGACCGTGATGCTGAAGAGGATGGTGTAAAATTCTGGCGTTTCAAACACAACTATAAGAACGAAGGTGTATTGGATAAGATTATTCCGATTTGGCGTGAAAAAGGTGATGTAACCGACCCAACGAAAGGACGAGACCTCATCATCACCCTCACAAAGTCCAAATCCCCAAATGGAAAAGAATATACCACAATTCAATCCATTATGCACGACGACCCATCTCCTTTGGCGACAGACAAGAAACAACAAGAAGAATGGCTCGCTGACGAATTGACTTGGGAGGATGTATACTCAAAGAAGCCTTATGAGTATCTTGAAGCAATCTCTCGTGGAGAGACCCCACGTTGGGACAATGCAACGGGTAAATATGTTTATGGTGAAGAAGGAACATCTGAGTTCGGTGGTGGAGGAACCACAGATGAAGAAAGTGACCTTGATCCTCAACACAACGAACTTCCCTCGGCGGAACTTCCATTCTAAAAATCACGGGGAGGTTTTCCTCCCCTTTTTTAACTTATAAAAATTATGGCAATCAAGAAAAAAGATTTTACTTCGGTAAAGAAGAAGTTTTCGACTTCGGCAAAATACAAACCACAAAAATACCTTGATTTGGGTCAAGAATTTTTGGATGCTACAGGTATGCCAGGACCGGCACTTGGTCACCTTAATATGTTCTTGGGTCACTCTGATACCGGTAAGACAACCGCACTTGTAAAATCAGCGGTCAATGCGCAACAAAAAAATATCCTACCTGTTTTTATTATTACAGAACAGAAATGGAGTTTTGATCACGCCAAAATTATGGGATTTCAGTGTGAAGAGGTTGTTGATGAAGAGACTGGTGAATTGGATTGGGATGGATTCTTCCTTTTCAAAAACGATTTTGATTATATTGAGCAAATTACTGATTATATCAATGAGGTATTGGATGCACAAGACAAGGGTGATATTGACTACGACCTTTTGTTCCTTTGGGACTCGGTTGGTTCTGTTCCCTGTAAAATGACGTTCGACGGTAAAGGAGGAAAACAACACAACGCATCGGTTCTTGCTGACAAGATTGGAATGGGTATCAACCAACGAATTTCAGGAAGCCGTAGATCAGACAGTAAATACACCAACACTTTGGTAATCGTCAATCAGCCTTGGGTTGAACTTCCCGATAATCCTTTTGGTCAACCGAAGATTATGGCAAAAGGAGGTAATGCAATATGGTTAAACTCATCGTTAGTTTTCTTGTTTGGAAATCAAAAAGGTGCGGGTACAACCAAAATTACAGCCACTAAAGATAAGAGAAGTGTTAAATTTGCATCAAGAACCAAAATTTCTGTTATGAAAAACCACATCAATGGATTAGGATATGATGATGGTAGGATTATTGTGACACCTCATGGGTTTTTACATGGTAAAGATAGTGCTGAGGAGAAAGAATCAATTGAGAAATACAAAAAAGAACATTCAGAATATTGGAAAGATATATTGGGGGTTGATGGGGAATTTGATTTAAAATATGATCGGGAAGAAGAATAAAAGTGAGAACTTTATTGGTCGATGGAAATAACCTCCTGAAAATCGGATTTCACGGGGCTAAGAACTTATACTCTCAAGATAAGAAAGTAGGAGGTATTTTCCATTTTCTGAATACACTTAGAAAACAACTTACGGAGTATAACTACGACAAAATTCTTGTATTTTGGGATGGTGAGTATAACTCTTTGGAAAGAAGAAAGATTCTTGCAGAATACAAAGCAAATAGAATCAAATCCGATGACTTTGACACAGAATCTTTTTACGAACAAAAGAACCGCATCCAACTTTATTTGGAAGAATTTTTTGTAAGACAAGTAGAACAAGCAGAATGTGAGTCTGATGACCTAATTGCATTTTATACTCAAAATTCTGACAACGAACAAGTTACAATCTATTCTGGTGATAAAGATCTAACACAACTGATGAAAGAAAATGTGTGGATCTATAATCCGTTCAAGGGACTGATAAAGTATGGTGAGAAGATTCAGATAGTAAAAGATCTGCACGTTCCATCAGAAAATATGGCGGTCTTTAAGATTTTTTGTGGTGATAAGTCGGATAATATTAACGGAGTTTATTTTCTTGGTGAAAGAACTTTGGTTAAATTATTCCCTGATCTATTGACAAAAAAGATGGAAGTAGAGGAAGTATTGGACTTGGCTGAGAAACTTTTTGAAGAAAACAAAAACAACAAAACGTTACAAAACCTTTTGACTGGTAAAACAAAAGATGGTATATTTGAAAAAGAACTTTATGAAGTCAACAGAAAGTTAATTGATCTACGAAACCCACTTTTAACACAAGAAGCAAAAAATGAAATATTAAGTCTAATCAATGAGAGTTTAGACCCCGATGGTAGATCATACAAACAGGCGATGAAACTTATGAGAGAAGATGGTCTGTACAATTTTTTACCGAGAGGGGACAATGCATGGGTTGATTTTATCACCCCTTTTATGAAGTTAACAAGAAAAGAAAAACAAACCTTTAAAAAACAAAAAAAATGAAAGAACAGGAGTTGAAAAAAATGGAATTGCTGATCACCCTCAACGACAACTTTGTGGTACAACGATTCTTTAATGTGCGTGACTATCAGGAAAACGCAGGACGATCTTTAAATCTTTATCATGAGTTGAATAATATCAAAAATATTATTCAAAATGATCTAAAGCGTAAGACCCTTGTGTATATGACCGACAATTATTTTCAGATCACTACCGATGAGTCCATCATGGAAACATCAAACACCGACGGACCAGAAAATTTTAACATTTATATTAAGGACGGAAATCGGACAATTTGTCACCTTCAGTTTGATGCGAAAGTCTACCCCCCAAAAGTTCGTTATACCGTTGATATACGACCACTTTTGAAAGGTGTCTTGCGTAACCTAACTGACATTTTTTCAGACGAAAATTTAACTTACTCTTACCTAGATTTAGAACTCGCTTAACTATATTTATAGAAAAATCAGGTAGTTTCATTCATGGCAAATCAGAAAAATTTCGGTTATTTAGGTAATAACTTCCAGCTTCAACTTCTCAATCAAATCATCTTTGATAAGAAGTTTTCGGGGTCTATTATGGAAGTTATTGAACCCACGTACTTTGACAACAAGTATTACTCAATCATTGTCCAAATGGTAAAGGAATACCACGCAAAGTACGAATCTATTCCGAACATTGCCACACTTGAACAACTAACTATCTCTGAAATTTCTCAAGAACAAGCCCGCAAGGTAATCATTGACACACTTGAAAATGTCAAGAACGCACCACAGGAGGGGCACGAGTTTGTACAAGACAAAGCTTTGAAGTTTTGTAAACAACAAGTTATGAAGAAGGTGCTTGAAAGAGCACAGAAAATCATCGATAAAGGTGATTTCGAGAATTATGATGCGTTGGAAGAAATGGTGAGAGAGGGGTTACAGGTTGGTAATATGGAACAAGACACAGCAGATGTGTTCAGTGATTTGGATGATGTTTTGGCGGAAGACTATAGACACCCAATTCCGATGGGAATTAATGGTCTTGATAATCTTCTGAGTGGGGGATTGGCGAAGGGTGAAATTGGTGTTATTCTCGCTCCGACGGGGGTGGGTAAAGCTTTACCGATTAGTGAACCGGTATTAACTCCTAAAGGATG